TCGCCAAGTTCAACATGAGCGATGTTATCCAACTTATAAGACTCCTGAGACTTGCCGTCAGGAGCATATTTCTTATATAGATCAAGCAAATCCAATGTAGCAATGCCTAGAATGGAATATCCTTGACCTTTACGATTCATACCTAGATCAAGAACCTTAGAGTTAATAACATTCCAAGGAGACAGTTTCTTTGCTTCGCTTTCACCAAGTAGTTTCGTGATACGATTGACGAGATAAGGAATATCGAAGACTTCGACATTCCAGCCAGTAATGATATCAGGATACTCGCCCTGCCACCAACCAAGGAACTTACGAATCAAATCGAACTCGTCATAACATTTCGTATATGACAAATCGTTGCGGCGATTAGCATAATCACCACAACCAAAAGTTATGAACTTTCCATCAATCTTGGTTGTAATAGCGGTTAGTGGACCATTGGCATCATCAGGTTCAGGGAATCCACCGCCATCAGGTTCACCAACTTCGATATCGATATTGGCAATTCTAATCTGCGAGATGTCCCAATCGACAGTGCCATCAAACTCGTCGGCAATAAAGCAATACTGATAACGCTGATTGCCATATACCTTGAAGTTATTTACACCATCATATTGACGCACGAAATCACGACAATCACGGATGGTGCCAGGCTTTACAGGCCCAACATACTCACCATAGATTGTCTTGTATTTGGTTGGCTTATCGGAAGGCACGAACAAGGTGGGGTTGTAATCCACCTTGTATCGCACACGCTTACCGTTTTCAACACCACGATATAGGATCTTGCCACCCCATATCTCAACATTTGTATAAAATTTATTCATTAAGGCTTAATGATCTCCGATCTTGGTAGAACTAGACCACCAAACATAGAGGTATACTGATTGACGAACTCTGTGATTGGTGTAGCAATATATGTAACATGACTCTTGTTTAGTGTCAACTCTTTATCGTCAGTCCACTGTGTATATGGGCCGAAGGCGACCTTTGGATTGTTCTGATCTGATGTAGGAATCACAACAATACGAACAGGATTTCTTACTGTGATTTTGGTTTCTGTTTCGGAAACAAGTTCACCAATGAACTCCTCTCCTGTCATCATATGAACAAGTCTTAGATTTTCTGTCTTAGCCATTAGTCTGCAATCTCCATAAGATAGTCGTAAACACCGACCGTTACCCACTTCTCCGGGATTAGAGTAGTGCGGTTGCCATTCTCATTCATGAATGAATAAGAGTTATCAAGATCCATAATCTTGACGATTCGTTCCCACTTGCCATCAAAGGCACGCTGCTTGAATGCTGTCTCAAGGACATGCATGTTCTTTTCACTAGATGGAATCATAGTCTTTCTCCTTAGTCCCATAGTCCACGATAATACTTGCCGAAAAGACGCAAGCCGTTAGTAACACGATCATTATACTCAGTATATTTGTCTTTGTCAAGACTGTATAGTTCTAGATCATCATCTTTTACGAGTTGTTCAAAGGTCCAAATCATTTCGTTTAGAACCCATTCCCACTTGTAATGAACCCAGTTATCAGGCCACCACTCAGGATCATCAGGACCAAGACTACTGTAACGCATATGTTGTGGAACATCCTCGTTATCAACAAGAGGAGAACCGTGCTTGGTATCTCGCAACTGCTTGAGCATAGGAACAATGATAAGAGCAAGAGTATGATCCATGCTCCAAGTATCATACCGATCAATACGAATATCAATCTTACGATTTTTCTTTTCGTTAATCCATGTTAGAAAACTGTTTACCCAAGTATCGGCAAGCCAATCGCCGATCTTCTCTCGGGTATCTTCACTGACAAAAGGAATCTTATCGGCAATTTGATAAGGTCCGATCCAGTTAACATATGGTCCGATTCGTATTTTCATTGCGACTTTCCAGTAGTAAAAAATTGTTGCGGATATTTTTTGTTTCGGGTCCCTTAGTGTAAATCTTAGAGCATGCTGTGCGACCTAGCAGCTTACTGTGCGACCTTGGTGTCTTGTTGGTGTGTGGAATAATTGTTTAAGCTCGGGTCCCCCGCCACCAAAACTCCGATTTCTCTAAAGGTGCGACCTACATCTTAAGCATAACCCAGGCAACCAATGCGCACGGAATCACCAGCATCGCCGCCTCAACCAGAGCCTTAGCCATTGCGAACCCTCCGATAATAAACAGAGCCATAGTATTCATCATAAGACCCATTATACCAGAAAAAAGGGAGAAAGTCAAGCAAATTATGCTCCGTGAATATCCCGTTTTTCTGGAGCTTCATCATAGCCATATAGAGTGAAATCATATTCGCCGGATATGCCATCACCATTCCCTGTATTGTCGAGCTCGCGATTTTCTATATTCATCGTTCGCCCAATTGTTAAGCTCACGTATCTCTGCTTCATACTCTTCGTTGGTCAGCATGCCCTTGGTAAGCTGAAGGTCTAGCTTATCCATTTGGCGCTCGACGATACGTTCAATATACTCTTCGTTCATTGCCGTGGTCATATTACTTCTCCCATTCTGCCCGAGCATCAGCACCGATCACACGACGTTGGATATCATAGCCATCATAGCGTATACGATCGACCGCTAACTTGGCTATATACGCATCACGAGCAGACTCAGCGTCAGCTTGAGTGTGATATACACCGAGAAGCTCAGAGCCTTCATAATCCGTGACAGCCAAAAGAACGAAGACTTCCATCACTTATCTCCTCCATCCATCATATTATCAGTATACCCTAGATCCTGGAAATGTCAACCCCTAAAAACGACTTTTTTTGAAAAAAATTCAGACAGTGCTCCAATCCCGAATAGCGACGGCGATTTTCACTCCCGTCGTCTCACAGCAATCAATCATGCACGCCCGTTTCTCCGCCATCCTCGCGCACTCCTCCCGTATAACCGGCTCAGCGACAGCGAGTAAGGCGCGGCAATATCGACGCACCTTCGCTTGCAGCCTTTCAGAAACATTCTCCCATTTTAGTGGGTCATCGCATTCGAACCCCCACCAAGCCTTCGCCATCTTCTCAATCAGTTCTTCGCGTTCCTGTTCAGTCATCTCAGTTCCTCCAATCACCATATTCTCAGTATACCGTATTCTCTGGAAATGTCAAGCGGGAACTAAGCCATAACGTAAAAAAAGTCGTTTACGTAAACGAGTCCTGGAGCTCCGCAGAGACAACGAACCACGAACGTAAACGACTTGACTTTGGTGCTGAAATAGAATATACTGACTAAATATAATGTCCATCGCGATCGGCTAGGATCCATGGACTCTAGACATTCTCTAATAAAAGGATACTCTTATATGTCCAGCGACAATATTTATACCCTCACATCAGAATATAAGAACGAAGTAGCAACTGAAACTAACGCATCATTGCGCTCATGTGAATTGTTGTATCAGATAAAAGAAGCGGCTCTCCAGAGAGCTCCTTCGGAAAACAGCAAAGAATACAAAAAACAAATTGCTGCTATTCGTAAAGAATGTGGATTATCTAAATCGCAATTCAATAAAGATGTTGCAGTAGGAGCGACTCTCCAGCGAGTCGCTAGTAATGAGATACGCAGTATGAAAAAGACTGACATCTACAAACAATACTGCACTACACCAAGAACACCAAAACCAAAAACTGAAAAAATTGATTACAAATCTCTAGTAGAATTCATTCAGAATATGGCTGGTGAAAAAGCATGGAATAATATATTGAAGAAATATAATTGTCGAGATACGCAAACCTAGAGCTCCGCAGAGACAATGATCTGGATCTCGATATTAAATCAGTAATAGGGAGACACCTGTAGCAGTTGTAGCATTACTGCCTCATTTTGCCTCATAGTGTCTCCCGAAGCAATTACACGAGAGCCTTCACCTGATCCATATCGAGGAAGGACGGAGCCTTAAACGAGTCCAGATCATTCGTGACTGCCTCGACATACGCACGAGCCTCATCCGGATCAAAGTCCTTCACGCCCGGAGCAGTCGGCTCTGCATACTGTCCCTTGGCATACTTCGCATGAACAGACTTGAGACGCTGAAGATTCTTAGCACGGATATCCGCAATTTCCTCAGCAGTCTTCGTCTGACCAAGCTTGGCCTTAGCAGCCTGTTCCTTATCACCAGCAACACGAGGCTTCGG